AGCAGCAGGTACAATCACCGCAATTACCGTAGGTGGTAGTGCTTTGACGCCAAGTGATTTCTTTGAATTTGAAGTTCCTAGACAAACTAGTTCTTTCACTGAGACAATCAACGTTTCACAAGAGAATGGTACTGTATTCTACGATCAAGCTCTCACAATGGTTTTCAATAAAATGGAAGCTAGCAAGAGAGATCAGATCTTGTTGATGGCACAAGCAACTAATATGGTTGTAGTGTTCAAAGACAACAATGGAAAGTACTTCTCAGTTGGAGTTGAGCGTGGTGCATACATGACTGCTGGCACATCAGTTAGCGGTACTACATATTCAGACAGAAATGGGTATGAAATCACAATCTCAGGTGCAGAAGCTTCACCTTCATACGAAGTCACAGGCTCAATCGTCGAAGCATAATCGACGCCTACATATATCTGACATGAGAGGGACCCTTCGGGGTCCCTTTCTTTTTACAAATAGTTTTGTTTTTATATTTCTATATGAAACATACAATGTTTATATGACAACAATCGTTCAACAAGATAGAGGTGACTTTTATGTGAATGATCCTGCAATTACGTTTAGTACAACTACAACAAAGCTGTGGTTGCGTAGCGAATACTCGCAAGAGTATGAAGGACCATTCGATGTCACGCTCATAACACAGACTGATAGGTATGCTAAACTAATAGTAGCATTTCCATCTGATTTTGATGTAAATCACAAGAATGGATTTTACACATACTATATTGGTCAAGGCTCTGACACACAGCCTGATCTAATCTATAATCAAGATATAGTCAAGATCATTACCGAACCTGGTGGTGCGCCTGGCGAAGATGAATACATATCTACAAACGAAAGAAGAAAGGCGGATGTATACTATCGCCCAAATTATTAACACTAAACTATGAGAAATATACCAGAAGGATTATACTCTATCAAAGGCTCCAAGTTCGAAGCTATGGAGTTACCAGTTATTAGAGAGATTAGAGGCAAAGAATGGATGCAGTTCGGCAATGATAACCTATTTCCACAAGAACTAATTAAATTGTATGACAGTTCTGCAATGAACCACGCATGTATCGATGCTATTAAAGACGGTATCGTAGGTGAAGGCATTATAGATTGGGGTGAAGAATACATTAACTCAGATGGCGAGACCATTAATGAAGTCTTTGACAAGATTGCGTTAGACTATGTTTTATATGGAGCATATTCATTAAACCTAATATGGAATAAAGAAGGCAACAAGATAGCTGAGATCTATCACCTACCTTGTGCTAACGTTAGATCAGGAAAACCAGATGAAGAAGACAACATCAACTCATATTTTTATTCATCTGACTGGTCCCAAATCAGAAAATATAGACCAGTAGAATATGCAGCATTTAGTGTTACGGATACGAAAGGAGATAATGCGAGCCAAATCTACTATTGCAAGAATTATACCCCCGGAAACGAGGTATATGCTCTACCTAGTTATATCGGTGGTGTTAATGATATTCAGCTTGATGCGCGTGTATCAAGGTTTCACAACGCCAACATCTCCAACGGACTTGCCCCCTCCATGTTTGTGCAATTTAGAAACGGAGTACCTAATCCTGAGGAGCGAAGAGACATCTATAGAGAGATCGAGGATACTTTCACAGGAGAAGACAACGCTGGCCGCTTCTTTTTGGCTTTCTCAGAGCCAGGCAAGGAGCTACAGGTTACCCCGATAGAAAATACCAATGATGAATATTATATTACACTTGAGACCAGGGTGCAATCTCGCATACTCAGCGCGTTTAGGATCAGCAGTCCTCTTTTGTTGGGCATTCATGCAGGTGGTACTGGATTTAGCTCAAATGCAGACGAGATTATTACATCATACTCGCACTTTATGAACACTGTGGTGTTACCAAAGCAAAAGAAATTGCTTCGAACATTTGGTTACATGTTGAACCTATATGGTCTAAACGTTAAATTAGAGATCGAACCAACTCCAATGTTGGTAGGCACTGAAGCTGACGATCCTGCAGTTCAAGAAAACATAACAATCGACTAACATGTCAAATACAGTATTATTAGTATCAGAACAAAGATTGAAGCAATGGACGCAGTTGGATGACAACGTGCGCATGAACGAGATCACACCTCATATACTACAAGCACAAGACATCTATATTCAAAATTCATGTGGAACTCTATTATACGATAGAATCAAAGATGGAGTACAAGCAGATGATCTAAATGCTAATGAAACTACATTGCTCAAGGACTACATAGGACCTACTCTAATGCAGTATGCTCTCTATCTAATGTTACCTTCGATCAAGTATAAAATAGCTAACCAGGGTGTCCTAAATGGCTCCAGTGAAGAGACTACACCTACTACTCTAGAAGAACTCAAATATTTGAGACAAACAGTACTTGATTTGGCTGAATTCTATAACAAGAGACTAGTCAAATACTTTATCGATAATCCAGGTATGTTCCCACAGTATGATGCACCTGGAACTGATGGCATGATGCCAGACAAGAAGAATCCATACTTTAGTGGACTTGTTACAGGACAATCTAACCTAAATTACTATGAAGAGAAATACGGCGACTGCACAGACTGCGGCCCTTCCGCAACATACTAAAGCTACTAATACTAACGTAAAAAAGCTGAAGGTATACCTAAAGAAGGTGAACAACTCAAAGTAAAATTATATTTCTAATTGATGGATATTTTAAACGCAACAAAAGACTATGCAGAGTGTATCTCTAGTGGTGCTATTACAGAGCCTACTGGAGGCACATGGGTGAGTGCTGCTGCGCTCTATCTCGGTGCTACTGCGCCAATCAATGGTTCATGGTTACAAGCTCTCTGTGTAGCTGAGGGTGTTACAGCTCCAGTCAATGGTAGTTGGGTTATTGCACTCGCAAATCACTACGGAGTTACTCAACCTAAAAACAACTCTTGGTGGTATGCTATAGCAGACGATGCATGTAACGGTGCACCTCCAACACCACCTCCATTTATTTGGAATCTAAATACAAGAAATTGGGAAGCTGAAACGAGAGTTTGGGCATAATAATATAATAACAACATAACATGGCAAATGTACCATTAACAGGAAATACTATTAGCTCATCATATCAAGGGCTATTAAAAGCAGGAGATAGCGGTGCTATCGGTGCTACAGAAAAAATAATAACAGATGGTCTAGCAAATGCATCAACGCTTTCGTTAGGTACCTCATCAGCTTCATTCACAGGCACACTTGATCTCTCAGGTGCTACAGTCACTGGTTTACCAGCAGCTGCTGCAGGTTTAGTATCAGGCACTGGTACAGACTCTATGAAAAATGCAGATAGCTTGGTGACTACACCAGCTGTAGCTTTAGGATTATGCGCAATTGCGCTCGGTGATGCAGCTTGCGCAAAAACTAATAATGATATTGCAATTGGTACTGGTGCTGTAACTTCTAATGGTAATTCAATCTCTATTGGATGTGGCGCTTGCAATGGTAACTCAGACTGTTCAATCGTAATTGGTAAAAATGCACAAGTAAATGGATGGTCTAGACTTATTGCAATTGGTGCAAATTCATGTCACGTTGGTAATGGATACGGAGGAGCAGCTATCGGTTGTAGTGCATGTGCATATGGCCCAGGTGTCAGTATCGGTAACCAAGCAAAAGCAGCAGCATTTATTTCTGGTGTTTCTATTGGAGATAGAACTTGTGTAACTGCTAATGGTGCAGTTGCTTTGGGTACTCAAGTAGTAGCTGCAACAGCTGACACAGTCTCAGTCAAAGCATTAGAAACTCAAACAGCATCAACACCAACTGCTGGTGGTATCATTATGACTGACGCTGGATCAACTGCACGTAGATTAAACATCGATGCATCTGGTAATCTTCAGATTGACTCTACACCTGTCGGAGGTGGCGGTGGAGCTGCAGGTTTAGAATCAGGAACTGGCACAGACTCTATGCAATCAGCTGCAAGTTTGACTACTGTTGCTGCTGATGCTGCAGCATCATGCTCAATCGCAATAGGTAATGGAGCTATAACAAGTGGCACACTTGGTGGTAATATTGCTATTGGTGACAATGCACGATCTGTTGGCACAACTAATAATGCAGGTATTGCAATTGGTAAAAATTCATGCGTTGGAAGTTACGATGGAATCGCAATCGGTCTGAATGCTACAACTCCTACTAATGGTCAAGTATTTGGTGCTGGTAGTTGTGTTTGTGATAATCAAGGTGTAGCACTTGGATTTAGTGCATTTGCAAATGGTGGTGCTTCAGCACTTGGACATCAAGCAAAAGCTTGTGGATCTGATTCACTTGCAGTTCACCAAGCTTGTGCTTTGGGCACACGTTCGATAGCTATAGGTGAAAATGCTTGCTCTGTTCAAGCAAATGCAATTGCCATAGGCTGTGGAGCTATAGCTCAATATGGTATAGCTATAGGAACAGGTGTTACTACATATGCGGCTGGACAAACGGTCAGTATAGGTCATTTATCTGATGCGACAGCTAATGAAACAACTGCACTAGGTTATTCAGCTCAGGCAACAGGCAATAGATCGACAGCCATCGGTTCATCGGCGGTTGCTAATGCTTCAGGCGCGGTGGCATTAGGTCGATCAGTTACAGCTTCAAGAGATAACACAGTAACTGGTTGCCAACTCGAAGCTTGCGTTGCTGGTAAAGGCATCGTAGTTACTTCACCTGATGGATTGACTACTCTAGGAATCGGGATAGATAACACTGGAGCTATCGTAACATATACTCCATAATCATACAATAAACAAAAACACATACTATTATGGCATTAAACGTAACAGGAACATTCGAGCAACCAACAGGTCAAGTATTAGACGCTGCATACGCTCGCACAAACGCTGCACTAAACCTACAAGGTGATATGGTGATGGCATACCCAGACTTTTGGGTTGATGAAGCTGCATTTACTTCAGGTAAAGACAACCTCAGAGTTGAGATTGTAGCTGATTGGAGCTACGAATACGATCGTGCAACTGACGGCGCAGACATACTTGCGTTCGCAAACCAAAAAGTAAAAGAAACTCTAGAAGGTTTAGGATACACAGCAACTATTGTAGAATTAGACTAATATGAAGATACTTTTAAACATCGAAGGTGGCATTGGCAAGAATGTCGCTGCCACAGGTGCTATAAAAGTTGCAAAAGAATCAGGTTATATTGTAGACGTGTTAACAGCTTGGCCACAAATGTGGATAGGTAATCCTAATGTTAACAAGATTTTAGACTTCAACAGTTTGAGATACTTTACTGATGAGTTAAAAGAATATGACAAACTCATATTTCATGACCCATACAGAGAACAAGATTTCATACAAAATAAATCTGACTTGACTGCAACATTTAACCTAATGGTTAATGGTAAAGCCGAATCAGTCAAACCTGAAATCTATCTAAACAAAGCTGAATGCAGCAAAGTTAGACAGATACTATCAGGTTTTGAGAAGCCAATACTAGTATTCCAAACTAATGGAGGTCACAACCAAGGTTATAGTTGGTCTCGTGATCTTCCATTAGAGGAAGTAGTAGAGGTTCTAAATGAGTTTACTGATGAATATGAGTTGGTTCATTTGAGAGCTAATGGTCAGCTTGAAATCAATGGTACTAAACATACCGCTGATCTAAATATTAGAGAGTGTCTGGTAGTGCTCCAAGAGTCTCAGAAAAGACTTCTAATAGATTCAGTCTATCAACATGCAGCTGCAGCTATGGGACTCAAGAGTACTGTAGTTTGGGTTGCTACTGAAGTTGAGAAGTTTGGCTACGCAATGCATGATAACATTCAAGCTAATGTAGGCAAACTCAAGCACGGTGAACGTACTGACTTTATCTTCGGCGGTTTAGCTGATGATCCAGACAAGTGTCCGTTTGCAGATGATCAAAAGGTATTAGATACCAAGAAAATTATTAACTCAATAAAAAAACAAAAGTAATCATGTTTACTAAAGATCAAATACTCGGATTCGTTAGACACGCACTAACTCTTGCAGGTGGTGCTATCGTTACTAATGGATACTTCACAGAAGCAGAACTACTCGAAGCAGTAGGTGCTGCAATCACACTAATTGGTTTTGGCTGGTCTTGGCTTGACAAGAGAAACAAAGTTGAGGAAGAGTGATATATAATATAGTTGTGGTATTGTTGCCGCTTTATTGCAACTAGTTTAAATATTTTCATGATGTAGTTTCTATAGTTTTCTATAGTTGCCATTGCATATTTTAAATGTTTTATTTTTTTTAATTCTGAGAGTTTAGAATGTACTCTCTACGAAGGGTCGGTCAAACGTGACTGACCCTTTTTTATGCGTCAAATTTTAAACAGTTTGTAGGATAGATAATATAATTAAAAAGTAAAAACAAAATGGCAATTAAACTAAATCATAATCATGAAAATCAAGTATTTAAAGTACGTACCTCTTCAACAATTCGTTGAACTAGGCCTATCGGCCAATCAAATTTTATTAGCATCAGCAGTAATGTCATTCTATAAAGATGATAAAATATTACGCGTTGGATACAAAAAACTAGGTCAAGCTATTGGTGTATCCTACAAAACTATTGAGCGTGATACAGACAAATTGTCTACATTGGGTTTAATTAATATTAAATCAGGTTATGCAGAAATGAATGCAAATGAGTATACACCTACTCCAAAACTAATTAGTTTATATAGACAAAATGTCTATATCAATGCAGACAAAAAGTCTACCCATACCCCCTCTAAAGAGGGGTATAATAGAGAAGGTGATCCTGCTTCTTTAGCGAAGCAGTATAACCTTCACAAAGAATACATGTCTGACCTTGAATTAGGTTATGACGCAGAAAAAAGACTATACCAAAGATTAGCATTAATAAAAACAAAATAAAGCATCATGAACAAAATCTACGAAAGAAGCTATAGCTATTCTGATCTAGCTATACCTGCAACCATTTGGAACGATACTAAAGTTAATGGTATTCAAAAGCAAATGCTCGCGTTATTCAAGAAATTAACAAGAGACGGTAAAAACAAGATAGAGTATATGTCTAGGATACAAGCTAGAATCCATTGTACCCATGAAAAAGACATTGTCTATAATATAAAGCAAATGCATACCAAAGGCTTTATCAAGCTCACCAAAGAGTCTGGTAAAATTTGGATACATTATACCTATCAAGAGAAACCTGCTGCGCCAGACAATACTCAAAATGCTTCTGGGTTATTCTGATAAATAGACTATGCACAGTATTACTTTAAAAGTACCAGAATTTGTAGCAAACTATGATGATTGGTTAGATGACGAATTATTATTTTTAGCCTTTATGCATTGGTGTATGCACAAAAATAGCATCTATACTCAATTCTATATGCATGCTTCAGATGCATCGATACTTTTAGGTTGCTATAATAATTGCAGAGGAACTTGGGATATGCGTTTCTCTAACATCAGGCGCATCCTTGAGATTGGCAGACTAAATAATGAGACTGTAACATTTCATTACAACCATGAGCTCCTAAATCACATTGAAGATATTCAGACTATCGAAGTAGAGATTACAGATCCAATGGTCATAACTAGATGGAGTTATTTAGTAGGTAGAATAGGTAAAGGTAAAGATGTGTTTGAAGAATATGATAATAAATTATACTATAAACAGCCACAACCAGCTCAATCGCTATGGTGGAAACAACAACTAATGTCTTTCGTGCATCATGACTAGTCTTTTATCATCTGGTTATTGGGATTTGCCTGCAAAGCAAAAAGCTAAAATACGAAGAATTGTATTACAGTTCTACATACATGAAGCCCAAGGTGATATGAAAGAGTGCTTTCATCTAATAAATGAATCATTAGAAAGGTATGAAAAAGCTGAACAGTATGAACATTGCTCAGTGTTAAATGATATTCTAATTAAATTTGGACATTAACGAGTTTCTAACATATAATTATACCAAGATACTAAAGATGTCAAAGTCCATATGCAAATGTAAACAAGATACAGCAGATGAATTAGGACACTATGTTATTGAATACTTTATGATGCACGATAGGGCACAAGAACTAATCGATAACAATGAAGCTATGAAGTTTATGAGTGGTATGTTATGGAGATCATATCATTCTAGCACATCACCATACCATAAATTGTATCGCCAAAGTGGAAAGGTCTATGAACTCTATGACAGCACAGCAGAGGAGCTCGCTGACGAACCCTATGACATTGAGTTAGACCTAACTATAGAATCGATACAAGGTATCCTAGAAGACATGGAATCAGATACTGTAGAACAATGGTTTAGAGCTAAACTATTTCAAATGTGGTTAGATGAACCCAACTACAGTGAACTGAGCCGCAAAACTGGTATACCAAGAACATCAATATCGCAAGCCGTAAATGAGGCTATCGACTATATAAAAACAAGAGTTAAAGATGGAACTGATTATTAACATAATAGGTGCAGCATGTTTTGGCCATTTAGCTGCAGACTTTCTAACAAGATTTGAATGGCTACCTAATAAACCATTTAAATGTAATATGTGTTTAACCTTCTGGCTATCGATTATACCTTTTATGTTTCTATATGATGTTTGGGGTATACTCATAGCTTCGACTGCAGCCATAACTTCAGAACTAATTTACAAGATATTATGACAGATAAAGACTACCAATGGTTACAAGATAACCTACAAATATTAGGTAATGTTAGATCAACACCAGATCAACTACAAAAATTATATGATATACATAACTCAATAACTGGTAAACAACTACCAGTTAGCAAATGCGGGCGCTGTATCGCAAATATAAAAAAAAGAATACTAGCAGAATATGAAAGAGTACAAAATTTACAGAGATGAAGAAGGAAGACTAACCTTCTTTGAAATAGGTGAAGTTGAGTATACAGTTAGATGTAATACAGATGCATCAGCTCAAGAAGCCCTGAGGATGATTAGAAAAGCAGAAAAAAGAAATAGACAAGATGGCGTTTAAACCAGGACAATCAGGAAACCCAGCGGGCAGAAAGAAAGGTACAATGAACAATTATACCAAGAAAACTAAAGAGGCGTTCGCCATGCTGCTCGAAGACAATCTAGATAATCTATCAATATGGTTAGCTCAAGTCGCAGCTGAGGATCCCAAAGAAGCCATGAAGATAATCCTAGCATTATCCGAAAGGTTTGTACCTAAACTCAGCCAACAACAGCTAACAGATGCTGATGGTGAGAACCTACTCAAAGGTATCACATTTAACTTTGGCCCACAACTAGAAGAAAAAACAGAAGACACTGACTTTACTGAGATAGAATGAAGGCAACTGGACTACGACCTACTTCTGGCCAACAAGGGTTTATAGACTTGGTCCTCAATAGTGAGGCCAAGTACTATACATTGGTGAGCTCGCGTCAAGCAGGCAAAACAACACTAATGATGAACTTTCTACTCTACTTCAGTATCAATAATAACGGAAGTAAAGTAGCATTCATATCACCTACATATAATCAGGTTAGAAAGGTAATGGAAGAACTACACGATGTAATAGCCAAAGCCAAGATAACCAAGAAAGTCAACTACTCTACCTATGAGATACATCTAAAGAATGACTCAACTATCTACTTTAGATCAGCTGAAAACTACGATGCGCTCAGAGGATATACTTTTGACTTTTTAATCATTGACGAAGCCTCGTATATCAAAGAACAAGCATGGCGTTCTGCGATACAGCCAACAGTCCTGATTAAAGGCCAGAAAGTAATCCTTTGCTCTACACCACGTAACGCTGGTGACTTCTTCTACGATATGTACCAACTTGGCCAGTCCGCGGATCACCCAAATTACGAATCCTATAGAATGACCTATAAAGGAAACCCATTCGTAAACCAAGAAGAGATAGAAGCAGCCAGAAAAACACTACCTAAAGCAATATTCCAAGCAGAGTATGAAGGCCAGTTTGTTATAGGTGAATCTATGGTCTTTGAAAACTATACCAACTGTATGTTTGACCAATACCCACAACCCAACGGCCAAGTCTTTGCGGGCATTGACCTAGGTAGAGAATCAGATTATACATGTGCAGTATTCATAGATAGCCAAGGCCAAGTAGTAGAGATATACAGAGACAACC